GGCGCGGAATGAGCCTTCCCTATTACCCCATGTATCCCCGCGACTTCTTCGAAGGCACTCAGGAAATGAGCCTCGAATTGAAGGGCGCATACATCATGGTCCTGAACCTGATGTACACGCGCGGCGGTCCCGTCAGCGATGAGCCTGGCTTCCTCTCGCGCTATGTCGGCTGCTCCGTTCGCAAGTGGAAACATGTCCGCGACGAACTGGTCGCGATGGGGAAACTCCACGTTCAAAACGGGATGATCTCGAATTCTCGTGCAGATGAAGTGCTCGAAAAGCAGAGATCATATCAGGATAAACAGGCTGAGAATGGAGCGAAACCTAAGACTTTCAAAGCTGAAGAAAAGCCACCGCTGACAGAATCAAAACCAGAACCAAATACAGAAGTAGAAGAAGAGGTTGAGGAGGAGCGCGCGAACGATTTCGAAGCGCTCGAAGCGAAGTGTCAGAAGTGGGCAAACGGTTCGTTGAACCTGACGCTTCCCAGCGCTCACAGCCTCGATCCGATCATTCGCCTTCTGAAGCCAGCAAGCGGACCGGCCTGCATCGAAGCCGACGTGGAGCGCGGCATCACCACGACCGCCGCGTGGCTTCACAGCAAAAGGCGGCAGGTCAAATCCCTAAGCTATTTCGAAAAAGCAATCATCGAGGCGCGCGACGAGCGTCTTCGCCCAAATCCGGAGGTGTCTGATGTCAACGCCAATTTCGGCGGCGGTGAGCCGCGTCGTCATGGATCCGGCTCTGCCAGCCAACCCGCAGCGCGATATGCATCCAGCGGTCACGGCGCGCTCAGCGCGGGCCAATCTGGACGCGGCTCTATCGCGGATGCAGCAATTCGGCGTCACTTGCAGCGTCAAAATGGAAACGGTGTTTCCGGAGGGGATGAACGGGGAATCGACGTTCCGGCAGAAGGCGTCATCGTTGACGGTGAATACCGCCGCGTCGGCTGACCTCAAATCGGCTCTGAGCGTCATTCGTGAAGCCATGTACCCGGCTTCAACGGAACAGCTTGAGGAATGGCTTGCAGCCTTGGCCGTGAAGACTGCGCGTCGGCGCGAGACAAGCAACGAATCCGAACTGGCGCTGAGCGTCTACACGGCTCACCTGCGTGAGTATCCAGGCGATGCGGCGCGGGAAGTCCTGCACGCCTATCGCGGCACATGGTTCCCGACATGGGGCGAACTGGCCGACCGCCTGGATGAGTTCGTTGAGCCGCGCCAGATGATCCGCGACCGTCTCATGGACATGATCGACGGCGGCACGCGCTACAAGGAAAAGGCGCTGCCGCACGATCCGCATGCGGAGCGCTTGCATCAGCTTCGTGGCGAACTGGAAGCGGCTGAGCGTGTCGCTGCCAAGTATCCCGAACTGACTGACAGCAGCCTGCGGAAGCGGGACGCAATCGCCAAGGAAATCCAACAACTCGAAAAGGGAGCATGACGTGTTTGGGCTGGGAACAACAACATTCAAAGCGAAGATCCACGAGGTGAAAACCGTCGTGGCTGAGATGCACGGCCTGACGGTGGACGTGCTGGAAGGCGCCTGTCGCAAGCGGATGTTTTCGGGACCGCGACAAGAGGCCATGAAGCTGGCGCGGGAGCTGACCAACGCAAGCTATCCGCAGATCGCCCGTCACTTCGGGGACCGGGATCACACAACGGTTCTCTATGCGGATCGCAAGGTGTCTCTGCGAGAACCGGAAGACGCCAAGCTGGCTGCACGCCTGAACGAATGCCGGGCGCGTATCGCAGAGCTTGTGTCGCTGCGCATCGGCAAGCTGGTGTCTGTGCCTGCGGGCTCGTCCTCCGATTGGACCCCGCCGCCTCCGATGCAGATCGCAAAGCCGGATGTCGTCGTGGCGTCGATCGATCTGATGTCGTGGCACGCTCTCGACGGCGAACTGGTGGCAGCATGACCCTTTGCACCGGATCAGGAAGCCTCCCCCAGCACATCTACTGCCACGTTGAGCGCAGCTTTGTCCGCACTGGCGAGCAGACCGGCACAGAGCCCGCGGTGTGGTTTGGCCTTCGCGCTTATCCGGGCCGCGCATGGGGCTGTCACGTCATGCTTGAGAACGGCGCAGTCGTCCGTGATCTGCCGCTCCATGCGCTTGCCCAGCACGCTAACGCCGAGCCGTGGACGCTTGAGCAAAGCCAGCATTGGGACTGCTACGGCGACCAGTTCTCGCTCGTGCGCTACACGTATCTGCACGGCCTTGAAGCCCGCGTCAAATGCGCAAGCGCAGAGCATCTGGGCGAGTACCTATTCACCGTTTGCCCGCTCAACGATGGCTTCAGCGCAGAGCCTGAACAGAGCAAAGAATTCATGTTCCTGGCATTGAGGAACGGACGCTTCACGGCCCAGCCGACAAACCGCGTCCTGTTCATCGAGCGCAGCTTCACCGATGACACGGGCTGGCCAACCGACATCCAGCGCCAGAGCGAAGTCTGGTCATGCGAGAGCGAGGAGGCAGCGTAATGTCATCCGTATACTATCCCAAGCCTCGCGGCACCGAACGCTGGACGAACAAGCCCAAGGAACCGAACCAGTTCTGCAAGAAGGTCAGCTACCGGCACGGCAGCGCTTACGAGTGCTCAGAGCCGACGGAGGGCAAGACCTACTGCCCGTCCTGCGCCCGCAAGCTTCTGACGCTCACCGATCGCCAGTCACCAGAGCAGCCCGCGCCCAAGGCATACGCATGGACGCAGGACCAGATCTTTCCGCGCAAGCGGGCGTAGCGTTTCACACAATCAAAGGGACCACAGATGAGCGTACTGAACGAACTGAAAGAAATGCATGATTGGGCGGTGGTAGAAGCCACTCGCTGCGATGCGTTGGTGCAGCGCTGGATGGGCGAACGCGACACGTATCTGCGCAGGGCTGAAGACCTCGACCGCGCCATCGCAGCGCTTGAGCCTGCGCTAACAGACGAGCAGCCAGAGCTGTTCGAAGCAGAGCAGGAAGTTGCCAGCGAGCAACTGGCATCAGACCACGCACTCCCGCCAAGCGCGGATGATGTGGTGGTGGACGAGCCCGTCGAGTTCATCAGCGACCTGACAGGCGACCCCGCCATTGAGCCGATGCTTGAGCCGCAGGAGCCGTATCCCGAAGCTGACCCGCTCCCCCAGCCCGAATGGAACGAGCCCCAGACCGAGGGATACGCGCCTGTAGTCGATCAGCCGCCGACCAACCCCGAAGCTGACGCACTCGCCAAGGCTCACGACTGGTACGACCCCAAGGCCGTGCATGACCGCCAGAAGTTCAACCCGTGGGGCATCTTCAAGCGCGAGACGGAGGACGCCTGATGGATTGGATCTCGCAGGGCTTTTACGTCTGCCTCGTGCTGCTGGGCATCTGCCTCGCGCTCCCGGCGCTCAGCTTCGTCTTCGGATGGGGGCGCAAGCATGACTGAACCCAACTGGCTTCTGATCATCGCCCTGTTCGGCGGCATCGCGGCCCTCGTGATCGGCGGAACGTGGGCGTGGGGCAAGTGGCACAGCAAGGGCGGGGATGGATCATGAGGATATCCGCGCTCTGCATTCTCGGCCTCGTGGCGCTGTTTCTGTACGCGCCGCAGTCGCTGAACATCATCCTGTCAGGCTTCGGCGTCCTCGCCCTGAGCCTGCTGGCTATCGGCTCCATTGGACACGAAAGGAAACGGCGATGACCACGGGGGACATGAACTGGTACGCCTTGCGCGTCATCAGCCAGCGCGAGGACATGGTCAAAAAGGCTTTGATCTACAGGGGGCATCAAGCCTTCACGAAGCAGGAGCGCCGCTTTGGGAAATGGATCAACGGCAAGCGGACGGACAAGGAATATGTCGCAGCCCCTGGCTATGTGTTCGTCGGGACCAAGGGCAATCCGTGGATGGAGGTTCACAACTGCCACCTGATCCGGAGCGTTGTCAGCTACAACGGGCGCCCGGCCCAGCTTCACCCCAAGGGGCTGTCGGACTTCCTCGGCTTCGATGACTTCAACCTGCCGGACTATTTCAAGCACTTCCGCCATCTGGAAGCGGCGTTCAAGGTCGGCGAGATGGTCACGATCGACAGCCCGTCCTTCGCAGGCTTTGAGCTTCGGGTGAAAGACATTCAGCGCGGGGAAGCGATCTTCGATCTGGTGATGATGGGCCGGGAAACGGAATTGCGCATTCCCGTCTCGGAGTGTTCCAAAGCTGCTTGACCACTAGGGGTTGTGTTCGCGCGCGAAGCGAGGCAAGAATAGGGCAGGGCTGTTTTCGTGCTGTTCGTGACAGCTATCGACCGGGGCATACGCGGCATTCACCGCGAGTAGGTTAGCAACCGAGCGTCCCGCGAGGTTGGTCGTACAAAACGACCGTAACCAGAGCCATGTCCAAAATCAGGGAGGGGGCTCCCATGCTCAACGTAGGCGACTACGCCCTGATCCTGATTGCCTTGGCCTTCGCTGTCGCGATCGGCGCATGGTTCTTCAGCAAGACCCGGATTGAGCCTGTCGGCATCGTCAGAGCTAACGACTGGACAGACGAGAAGATCCGTCAGGCTGTCATCAAGGCCGTCAAGGGCGTGGACGTTGCTTCCATGCCGGCTGAAAACGCCGAGGCGCATCTTGAGGAACTAGCCCGCCACGCCATTGCCCGCGAATACGCGGAGATTCACCCCGGCCTGCACATCCAGGTCACAGATCACTGGCCCGACGCAAAGGCCTTAATAACCGGCAATACGGCTGTGATCCGACCTTGGGTCGGACACCGCATCGCCGGGGAGAGCGGCATCCGCGAGGTCGTCGTCGAGGTCAACAGAGCCCCGACCCTGAAGCTGGAAACCAAGCGCCCCATTAAGGAAGCGTGGTCAGATATCCACAGCCCGCCCGGCAAGGCAGAGCCAGTTGCGCCCCGGCTGAAGGTTGCGGCTTTATCGGCCAAACCGACGCCAACCCAGCCTCCCAAAGCCAAAGCAAAGCTGACACCGAGGCGCTGATGCTCCGAACCGTTGTGAAGATCATCGGCTTCCACCATGGCGGCAAGGCTGTGGTGAAATTCCCCGGCAACTTCCGCAGGATGCGCCCCGATCACCGCAAAAGCTTTCTAAGCCAGGCGATGAAAGACCTCCGCGCCGAATACGACCTTGCCTGCGAGCACGCACGCATAGCGGCCCAACACGAGGACGCAAGGAACGCAGAGGCGGTAACCGTCCGCGGCGAGCCTGCAACAAGCTAACCAAGGAAGGCAGATGGGCTGGACCGTCGCTCCCGCACTATCAAAGCGGCTTGACGCTGCGTCATCGAGAAATCGAAAAACAATCAGAGAATTCAGAAATGCCCAGAGGCGGCAAGAGAGACAACGCAGGCCGCAAGAAAGGCCAGCGAAACAAGGGAACGCAGGAAGTCCGCGACCTGATCGACAGCAATGTGGATCTGAAGCAGATGGTTGTCACGCTCAAGACCATTGCGCTGGACAAGGAAGCCCCGCCAGCGGCCAGAGCCGTTGCAGCTAACTCCCTGCTAGACCGACGCTTCGGAAAGCCCCCACAGGCCATCACAGGCGCAAATGGCGGGCCTTTGGCGATTGTCGGCGCGCTCGGGACCATGACGGATGATCAGGTTCAGGAGCTGATAGCCCAGCTTGGCGAAGATGCTGGCGACGAGTGACCCGCAGGAGCGGGCGCGTCTCGCGCTGCTGAAGGCCGCGAGAAAGGAACTTGCGCGCAGACGTGAGAATGCGAAGGCCCAGCGCAAGATTGATGCGTACTACCCGGACGAGGGACCGCTACGCCGTGCGCTCTATGCGAAACATCTTGCCTTTTTCGCTGCTGGAAAAGAGCACCGCGAGCGGGCTGCAATCGCTGCCAACAGGGTAGGCAAGACCGAGGGCCTAGGCGGCTATGAGGTAGCCCTGCACCTGACGGGTGATTATCCCGACTGGTGGCCGGGCAGGCGCTTCGAGAAGCCAGTCAACATCCTCTGTGGAGGCGACACGGGAACGACGACCCGCGACATTCTCGTGGGCAAGCTTCTAGGCCCGCCAAGTGCGCGGGGTACGGGGCTGATACCGGGCAAGCGGCTGGGGCGTATCGCGCCAGCTATGGGCATCCCGAACCATGTGGACTTCGCGCTCGTCCGGCATGTGGCGGGCGGGTTTTCCATCATCCAGTTCCGCTCTTACGACCAGGGCCGCAAGGCGTGGCAGGGCACTGAGCGTGACGTTGTGTGGTTCGATGAGGAGCCGCCCATGGACATCTACGTCGAGGGCCTGACCCGGACGCTGACGACGGGCGGGATGATCATGGCGACCTTCACGCCGATCGAGGGCATGACCGAGGTTACGTTGCAGTTCATGCCCCATCTCGCGCCGACTGTCTCATGAGCAAGTACATGCAGCAGATTGGCTGGGCGGATGTCCCGCACATTCCGCAGGCCGATCAGGAAGAGATGCTTCAGAGCTATCCCGCCCACCAGCGCGACGCACGCGCCAAGGGCATCCCGATGCTTGGGGCTGGCGCCATCTACCCGATAGACGAGAGCATCTTCACAGTTGAGCCGTTCCGCATTCCCGATTGGTGGCCGCGGGCCTATGGCTTTGACGTAGGCTGGAAGCGCACTGCTGCCATCTGGGGCGCGCACGATCGGGATACCGACACGGTCTACATTTACGCCGAATACTATCAGGGCCAGCGCCCGCCTCAGATCCATGCTGACGCCATCAAGGGCGCAGGCGACATTCCGGGCGCGATCGATCCTGCCTCTGCCGGCTCGAACCAGAAGGACGGCTCCAACCTGCTGGAAGAGTACCGACAGCTAGGGCTTGAGCTTTACCCCGCAGACAACGCGGTTGAGGCGGGCATCATGGCTATCACCCGCAGGCTTGAGAGTGGGCGCCTGAAGGTGTTCACGACCTGCCGCAACTGGTTTGCAGAGTTCAGGCTTTACCGGCGCGTCGAGAGCCAGACACCGCGCGGCCTGCATGTGCATATCGTGAAAGAGAACGATCACCTGATGGACGCGACACGGTATCTCATGATGACGGGCCTCCGCTATGCGCGCTTTGGCAACGAAGCGGCTGGCGAGGAAGCCGAGCGCCAGAACGCGCGCCGCTCTGCTGACAGCGTGACGGGCTACTGATGGCGAAGAACCTCGCCTATAACCGCGAGCTGGACGGCGATGCCGACAAGCTGGGCAAGGGCCGAGGCTCGCGCAAAACAGCGCAGAACCTGGCGAGCATTGCCGAATATGACGGCAACCTCGCAGAGCGTTTGAGCGAAGAAGACCGCAAGCGCATGGCCGAAGAGGCTGTGCGTGAATACGAGCATGACGAGAAAAGCCGTGAAGAGTGGCTGAACGGCGTAGACCGCGCCATCAAGAACGCCCGGCAGAAGCCCGAGAAGAAGAATTACCCTTTCGAGGGTGCAAGCAACATCAAATACCCGCTGCTCACCACAGCAATGAACCAGTTCGGGGCTCGTGCTTATGGCGCGATAACCCGTTCCGACCAGCCGATGATCTGCAAAGTTGTCGGAGAAGACCCGCAAGGGCTGAAGGCCAAGCGCGCTGATCGTCTCAGCCGCTTTGGCAACTACCAGCTCATGTACATGATGGACGAGTGGGACAGCGGCACCGACAAGCTGCTGCACATGCTCCCCGTGATCGGCGCAGGGTTCCGCAAGGGCTACTGGCGCGCAGACATGGGCCGGCCAACGCTGGAGTTTACCTCAGCGAAGGATGTGGTTGTCGCCAACGACGCGCCGAGCTTCGACCGTGCTCCGCGCATGACGCAGCCCACGACGATGTACCCTTACGAGATCGATCGCCTGATAGGCTCGGGCAAGTGGCTGAACCACAAGCGGGATTACGAGGGCCAGAAGGACGAGGACAGCCAGAAGCCGTGCATCTACCTGGAGCAAGTGAGGTATTACGACCTCGACGGCGACGGGATGATGGAGCCTTATATCGCCACCATCTCCAAGGATGAGCGCGAGCTGGTGAGGCTTGAGGCTGCGTTCTATTCGAACTCGATCCGCGTCAACTCGATGGACGGCAAGGTTGAGACGATCATGCGGGAGAGCCCGTGGATCGATTACAGCTTCCTGCCGGATATTGAGGGCTCGGTCTACGGCATGGGCTTCGGCCAGCTTCTCGAAAGCCTCGGCTCTGCGATCAACACGGCGCTGAACCAGATATTCGACGCAGCGCACAGGCAGAACGCGGGCGGCGGGTTCATCTCACAGGGGCTCAGGCTTCGGGGCGGGGAAGTCCGCATCAAGCCGGCAGAGTTCCTGAACGTGAACGTTCCTGGCCGTGTCTCGGACGCCATCCACGAGCTTCAGTTTGCAGGCCCAAGCCCTGTGCTGTTCCAGTTGGTCGAGTTCCTGCTTGGAGCAGCCGCAGACATTACCAGCGTCAAGGACGTGATGACGGGCGAGGCCCCGAGCGGTCAGGCGATGGGAGCAACCCTTGCCCTGATCGAGCAGGGGATGCAGGTCTTCTCCACGATCTACACGCGCATATACCGGGCGATGCGCAAGGAGTTCCGCCTCCTCATGCGCCTCAATGCGCGGTATCTGGACCCGGCCATCTATGCCGAGTTTCTTGATGACGAGGAACTGTTCCTCGAATTGATGGGGATGCCGCCTCCGGGCTCGCAGCAGATGCCGATGATGGGCATGGGCGGGCCAGCGATGCCGGGGATGCAACAGCGCCCGAGCGGGCTGATGGTCCCCAACGGCATGATGCCTCCGGGTGCGCCTGAGATGCCCCAACAGCCTGAGATGGCTGCGCCGCCGCCTCCGATGCCTGGCGCTGGCATGATGCAGCAGCCGAAGCCTAGGCCGCAGCCTGTCCAGCTTAGCCCCGAGGCGCTTGCTGAACTGGCAAAGGACTTCGACCTCAAGAACATGGACGTTGCGCCGGGCGCAGATCCCCGCTCCGTGACCGACATGCAGCGCATGATGCGTGCGCAGTATCTGGCTCAGTTCAAAGGCCAGCCCGGCATCGATAACCGCTGGATACAGGAGCAGGAGCTTCAGGCGGCGAACATTGCAGACTGGCCCAAGGCGTTCATTGAAGGTCCGAGCCCGCTTGATGAGCATCAGGCGGCGCTGGCGAAGGAAGAGCTTCGCAGCCTTGAACTGGATAACGACCTCAAGGAACAGCAGACGAAGAAGACCGCCAAGGAAGCCGAGAAGCTGTTCCACGAGGCGGGCAAGATCGCGTTCGAACGCGGCATGGTTGAAGGCGGCGACGGCCAGCTTGATGTCGATGAGAAGATTGCGACCATCGAGAAGATACGCGCCGAGACGCAGAAGCTGTTGATGCCGGAAGCTGTCCAGCCGGCTGACCCGATGGCCGCGGCTACGGCTGAAGCGGATATCGGCTTCAAGAGTGGCGAGCTGAACATCAAGCAGCAGGAGCTTTCCCTCAAGGAGCGGGAAGTCTCGCTGAAGGAACGCGAGACAGCAATTAAAGAGCGTGAGCTTGAGCTGAAGGCGCAGGAAATCGAAGCCAAGACCAACATCGAGATGGCGCGGCTTGCGGATGCGAGCGCTGCGCGTGAGCAGGGCTTCAATCACGAACAGACGATGGCTGCTTACGACCGTGAGGCCAACGCCAAGAAGAACGAGAAGGCCGAATCCGAGAAGCCGGACAAGAGTTCGGATGCGGTAGGCATGGGGCTTCAGGCTCTTGCCGAGGTGCTTGGCCGGCCAAAGACGGCGACACGGCCTGACGGTTCAAAGATCAAGATTGAATAGGGATAGCGCATGTCAAAAGGGAATACGTGGGAAACTGAACTCTTAACGCTGGTGTTTAACAACACCGACGCGGCGTTGATCGGTGACGCGACCGGCCTTCGTGGCTCGTCAACGGCGGGCTCGCTGTACGTTTCGCTGCATACGGGCGATCCTGGCGAGGCTGGCACGCAGACCACGAGCGAGTGCGCGTATACGAGTTATGCCCGCGTAGCCGTGGCGCGCTCTGGCGCTGGCTGGACGGTGAGCGGCAACACGGTGACGAATGCTGCGCTGATCCAGTTCCCGCAATGCACGGGCTCAAGCGAGACAGCCACGCACTTTGCGATTGGCACGGCGTCAACCAGCACGGGCAAGATTCTCTACAAGGGCGCGCTATCGGCTTCGCTGGCGATCAGCTCAGGCATTCAGCCGCAGTTTGGCGCAGGCGACCTGGACGGCACTGAGGACTGATGATTATCTATCGGCACACATGCACCCAGTGCGGGCTCCTCACGAGGGTTGAAGATAATCAAGCGTGGAAGGCTTGTGCCTGTGTCTCTCCTGCTGACGTGGTGAGCGAGGACGAGCCTCCGCCTGAGCCTCCACCCGAGCCCGAACCTGAGCCTGCGCCATGACCGCGTTTCGCTCGTTCAAGGAGCTGATTGACGC